TTTGTCGAAACGCCGCTCAGCAAATTAACAAGCTGGTTTAACTCATCGTCCATTTCCTGAGACTTGATCAACGTACTTGGAACGAAATCTGTAATTCTGACAAGAACAGCCATGAGATTGCCCTACGGTTGCGGCGTTTGATAGCCCCTAAACGTACACCATATTGCTTTTTGGGTGGGTCCCGCGATAGCGTCTAGAGTGACAAATATATAATCCTTTTCCGTGAATGCATGATCGGCGATATCGACCTCTATCCCCGCGCCGATTGTGGAGCCCAATCCCGGATTAAAGTTTATGGAGGCCAGCGAAGTTCCGCTTAGCGATGCGGCTCCAAAAGGATGCTTTCTAAATCCGACAATGAAGGCGCCGGTGTTGGTCCCGGCCTGCGCGATCAGCTCGACATGCGTGCATACGAAGTTCGCGCCTGGAATCAAAGCCCCTTGCACGTTGGTAAAGTCAACGTCTGCGCCGCGAGCCGCCGGATCTTGTATGATAAAAGTAGCGCTCCATCTTGTTCTTTCGGCGTCGGCATAGGCCTTATTTACCGCGTCTTCTGGCGCTGTCGGCAGGCCGGCCTGAATCTTTACAACTCCGGTTCCTTTCGGAACTAGCTTGATCGGAATGTTGGCGTCTCCGCCTGTGGCTCTCAGCTCCGGCGGAAAGGTGGTCGCGGCGTTCGCAATCGAAAACTCATTGACAGCCGACGCCGTTGCCGCGAAAAGCAATTCTTCGTTGTCGTTTGTGTCGTAGATCCCCGGAAGCCTGAAAGAGCCGTCATTTCGAACTCGGGCCTTTTCCACGCCGGCCTGTGACCACTTCTGAATTGGCCCCGTTCCGGTTTGGTTCAGCTCAAGCGGCGGATCGCCCGAATCCGACAGCTTAAAAACCGCCTTGATATTTGAAGAAGTCCCGGCGAGCAAATTAACAAGCGCGTTAAGCTCCGAGTTCATGTCATTCGACAAGATCGGAGTCGCGGGAACGAAGGTTGTAAATCTGGCGATTACGGCGGCCATTGTTTATATCTCGGTCACCTTTAGCTCTGACAAGAGACTGTAGATCAATAGAAAGTCTTTTATCGTGTAGGCTTCGTTATCCTGAGAATTCGAGACCTCAAAAGTTATGCTCTGGCCTCTCTGGCCGGAAGAATTGCTTAGAAGCTTTCGGACGATATCAACGGGTCCCTGGACGGCTGAATCCCATGACGACACATCCCATATAGCCTGATCCCATAGCGCCCCGAGCGTTGAAGCGTTAAGCGTAAACGAAGAGCTTCCGCCTTTTGTGATATTGCCGTCTAGAAAATACTTGATGGCGACTTGCGCGCTATTGGTCTTCAGGTCGAAGGCGAAGCCCCACTTTCGCCAATGCTTGCGGATTAGCGGGAGATTGGCCACGTAGGCCTTCGTGCGTAAGAGCTTCGAATAGGCCACACCGTTATCGCTGAAGGTCCCGCCGGATGTCTTAGGCTTGTAGGTATAAAGCTGATAGGTTCCGGCCATATTCTTTGCTCCGATGACATAAATTGTCCCGGTTCCGCCGACAAAAGATGTCGCGGCTGTGAAGGCGGCGAGACCGGTAAACCGGGTCCAGCGGGCCGCCTCTAAGCCTTGCTGAATGTTCAAGAAGTCCAAAACATAAACTTCATCAATCTGCCTTGTGGAGATTGCGGCGGGAATCGAGAGCCAATATTGATTCACGTTCGGAAGCAGCAAGCTCGGGATTTCTTCCGTAGTCTTATTGATCTTAGCGATCTCCGCCACGTTCCGGGAGTAGGTCGCCGTTCGGAAGTCATCAACAACTTCCGAGAGCTTGAGCGACGCGAGGCCTTGCGGAGAGAGATAAACCACATCATCAAGAATTGGCTGTATTGAGTAAGGGCTAACACAACCGATTGTCTGAGAGTGAATAACTACCTTCAGATTGGTCTGATCGGCGATTGATTTATTGGAATCGATTCGGACTATTTTATAAATCCGCTTTGTTTTCTTGATGTACAGGGCCTCTCGCGTGGCGAAAAGACCGCTTATGGTGTCCCCGTCATCAAGCTCGACATCCAGCGTGATCGCGTCGGCGGCCCCGGCTCCGACCGTCCAGTTTTCCGGGTCCCCCAACTTCGAGCCCCAAAGTTGATTCGGCTCCGTGGCGGAAACAATCCATACGCGATTCTCCCATAGCTGGATATATTTCCCCTTTGGCGGAGAGCCGCCGAGCGCTGCGGCCACGGCCCCGGTCGAGACCTTAACAGGATTGTCTCCGCTTGCCGCTTTGTTTACCCCGATGGCGATGTCTTTGTATGTGATCCATTGCCAGAAGGTATTATTTGGCAAGGTCAAGGCTCCGGTCAGATTCGTGTCGGCGGTCCCGTTGGTCTCGACGATTCTAAGCTGTGCGCCTGTTGTGTAGAGAATCCCGATTTCTCCGGCCCCGGATGTGAAGTAGTAAAGGCTTGTTATGCGATTGGCGAAGGTTGTTGAGAATAGCGCGGTCAGGCCGTTGCGACAGGATAAATTATCACTGTCGTCGAATTCCATATTGAGAATATCTTGAGCGGCGTCATCTGGAATTTCCGTGGATGGCTGGCTTGTTATGATTCCACGGCCCCAGCCTGCGACAGTGAAAGGCGGTATGTCGAGAGTGTCTTTATTCTGATCGGCCATGTCTCCATTACCATCTATCGTCGAAGTTGCCAGGCAGGCGCGGACCTCTCCGGCGCCGCACGTTTACAATATCCACTTCCTTTAACACGATCTTTTGCGCCGGCTTCCCATGCTCGCGCTCTACAAGCCTTTCGAGATTCTTTTCATAACTGCGGCGCACAAGGGACGCGGCTGTATATTTGCCGTCATTTTCAAGCATGTAGATTCGAACGCGGTCCTTAAGCGGGACCAAATACGAATCGGGAACTTCGAGATTTGAAGCGGAGGCCGTGTCCGTAGGGTCGAAATAATGCTCTTCTTCGATGTTTTCGATTGCGACCGGGACCGGAACAAGACGGATTCGAACAAGGTTATTACCGCCTGATTGCTGTACCCCGTCTTCGACCCAACATTGAGGCCGGCCCGTGTCTTCGAGCCGGAGCCCGAGCCGCGCCAGCTCTTGAACCGATCTCATCGGAATGGCCACGCCGTCCACGGTAAACCGGAGTTGGATAATCTGGCTGGCCTTGGCCGGAAGGTTATAGCTAGGAGTGGCGGCGGCCGTGGCGAAGGTCGACCGGGCTCGAAACGGGTTAAAATTGGCCGCTAGTCCGATCTCCTGTAAGGCTTCATTGACGCGTTTTTCGATCTTTGTGACGAATCCGCTATCGTCCGTTGATTCCTCCGCCTCTTGTATCAGGGAGATCGCTATCGCGTTCACTGTAGCCATTTACATCGCCCTTCGCCTTGCGGCCCGCCGCTTTCCGGCCTGCGCCATTGCCGTCATCTTCTTTTGCCCGTACTTGGCGATTCCAGCGGCAGCCGCGACGGCTCCGGGATTTTTCGCCCCGCTCCGCTTGGCCGCCGCCTTGACCTTGGCGAATCGCCCGCCTCCGCCCAGCTTCATGCTCTTCTTAGCCATCACCTGGCCCCTTTCAAGAAGTCCCCCTTGACGTTATTGCCTACGCCCCATTGTCTCTTATGGAGTTCAGAGGCCGTAATTATGTGATCGTTTTCCATCTGGACAGTATGAGCTGTGGCTTTATGGTACTCCTTCATCTGAATCAGCCGCTCACCGAAGGTTTTTCCGTCCGACATAGGCTGATCTATCGGCGCTTCGCTCCAGCCTGCGCAGCCCGCCTCTTTCGCGGCGTCGAAGCCGCAATTGCGAACGTCGCACATTGAAGGAGTCAGCTCGACGTACCGACGCGACGTGTTAAAGACATCTACCTGGATTTCCTGAAGGATCATTCGGCGATTATCTTCACTGATCGCCGCATCCTTGATTCTAGCCTCCGCTTCGGCCAGCTTGCGGGCATAGTCCATTTCCGCAAGCTCTTCGGCGTCGAGGCCTGTTTTAACGTCTACGGCGGCCCGTTCTCGATTGGCCGCGCGTGTTGCTTTTTGCTTTTCGATAGATTCAGGGCTCCGCTTTTTCTTCAGCGGAGCCTGTGAATCTTCGGCCTTTGGAAAAGTGAGAGTATCCGACATCTATTCTCCTTGGTTAATAGGACCTTCCGCCGCGACCCTTGGCCGTTCCCATTGCCTTGCCCCGACCGGTCGGCCTTCCGCCGACTCCCATTGTCTCAGCCGTTACCCCGTGAGCCTGAGAGCCGCGAACGAAGCCCTTACGGCTGTCGGCCTTTCCAGCCTTCGGGACCTTGGAATTAGTATTGAAGGCCTTTCCTCCGTAGTCAGCCTTCTTCATTTTCTTCATAGCTGGCATGTCTATCCTCCGATTAGCACGTCTGCCACGTTCGACGCGGCAAGGACTAGGTTAAGCAATCGCCGGCCTCCGGCGTTAGCGTTAGCGTCGGCTGCGGCGCCTGGAGACGTGATCGCGCGGCCAGCCGTTCCGCTTGAGGACAGGATGGCGCCCGCGACCGCTCCGGTCGTAACGTTCGCGTTTTGGAATAGCCCTAACGTCGAAATCCAACCGAATTGATTCGCGGTCAGCGATACAAGGGCGATTCCCTCGATTGGCTCCGCCGCTGCGGCGGTCCTGATTACCACTCCCCGGCGGTCTGCCGCCGTGGCGGTAATGTCAATCTTGACAATATCAGCCGCCGTGATCGTTCCATTGGCCTTTACGTACTTGCATTTATTGCCGGCGAAGATTCCGCCTCTCGGGTCTTCGCATTCGTAACCAATCGGAAAGGCGGCCACCGTGTCAACTCTTGTTACATCTACTCCTAATGGCATGACTTTCTCCCTTTTATGCGGTCCTAAAGTTAATGCGGCCCTGGCGCCGGCGGTTATTCATGATCATGTTTCCGTGCATGATCATCTGGATTGTGTCGGCCATCTGGTTGAAAGGCCGGATCGGGTCCGACATGACGAAGTCGAAATTCTCCATCATCACGAATTTAAGATAACGGAGATTCAGAGCAAGGAATCCGTGACCGGTTGTCGCGGCGGAGGCTCCGAGCGTATTCGGAAAGATCAGGTCGTCGAAGACCATCACCCCGCCTTTAAAAATGTAATTCTGGAATCCGCTCCGAACCATGTCATCGTCGAAGGCCTCACGGATGTACCGCTCATTTGTGATGAGCGTCTTTTCCCAAACTTCGTGAACTTCGCGGCTCGTGATGTACATCGTAGGCCATTCGTTTTGCGACGAGCATTGATTGGCAAGCCGCCGCATCGCCTGGACCCCGGCCAATTCATCAGCCGCGACGCCTGAAAGGATCGAGTTAGCCGGACTTGCCACGGTCTGATTGCGCCAGTTTGTAAAGAGGTTCGAATCAATGTTTCCGTAAACGCTGAAAGTGCCCGCGAAGTCCAGGCCAACTTGAAGGCCTGTCAGATCGGCGCCGCCGTCTCCGGTTCCGTCAAGGAAAAGCTGACGGTTGACCTCGATTCGCATTGAAAGCGCCAGCCGGTTAATGATCGCGTCCCAAAGGTCAACCGGCGCCGTGGCCGAGTTTGAATTCTTGCCTTGCTCTAAAAGAGAAAGGCCTTCGGTTCCGGCGATGATCTTCCAGAGATAAGACGCCGCATTTGGATCGCTTTGCAGCGCGGTGTTGAGAGTTTCAAATTCGGTATACCCTCTAACCGTGGTATTCGCGGTTAGAATTGTCGGCTCGACGATTTGAGTTCCGCCGGGCCGGGTTTCGACTCCATCCATCATGGCCATTTTCCATAATAGGGAAATCGCCCCGACTATGGACTCTGTAACCCTTGGCGCATACAGCGGCAAGGTCGTAGCCACAACGCGATTAAAGGAGGTATCTAAAGCCATCTAATTGTCTCCTATTCCAGATTTCCAAGCGCCTGTTGATGAGCTACCCAACGGGCGAGCTTTTTAAAATCCTTCGCCACTTCTGGCGGAGGGGTCGGCGGACCGTTCGCACGGCCTCCGGGAGTTGATTGGTAGCGCGTGGCTTGCGCCGCTTTAGCGTTTTGCTGATCAGGTGTGAGCATGATGGTTTTGGCTTCCGGGGCGACTGTCGGCGTCGCCCCTTCGGCCTTAGTCGGAGAATTGCTCAAATTCTCCGCTATTTGAGAAACGAGTTTATATGTTGCCTCATAGGAAATATTTGGATTGCCGCCGACAAGGCTGTCGGTCAGGGCTAGCCTGCGATCAAAGTCGGCTTCCTTGCCATATTTGGCCGTGACGGCTGCGATCTCGCCGTAGCGTTGAGCGCCCTGAATCCCTGGCAAGTGTCCTTGCATCTGCGCCTGTACTTCGTTGCGCGCGGTCTGCAGCGCGTCGGCTCTTAGTTGCTTGATGAATTGCGCTCTTTGCGCGTCATCGTAGAGATCGAGGCCTGAATAATCCGGCTCTGGAGCCTGCGCGGCCTGGAGTCCTAGAACTTCGCCGATAGGCCGGCCCGTGGCGGAAGCGATTATCACGGCCTGCATCATCTGGTTTTGCTGGTCAAGCTGAGCTTGGAGCCTTGCGACGGGATCGGTTTCCGGCGCCGAAGGCGCAACCTTAGGCGCCGGACCCGGAGCCTCCGGCGGCCTCAATCCATCTTCCGGCGGAGGCTCGGTTTCGATAGGCGAGAATCTGATCTTGTTCGACTTATCATCAAAGCGCATTTCCACCTTGGTTGGATCTACGCCAGGATAAAGCCTTTCAAAAGGAGTCGGAGGCGGAGTGGATTCAAAGGAAGGCGCCGGGGCCGGAGTTGGATCTGCAGCTGGAGTCGGAACGATTGGAGCCGGGGCCGGAGTCGAACCGTCGAGCTGCAGGCCGCCTCCGGGCTTCATTGAGAATTTCTGGATTCCTACTCCCTTACCTACCGGGGCTTGATACTGTGGCATAAATCCTCTCCTTGTTAAGATTAAGTCTAGAATTAGATTGAAGTCAACATAAGTGTCGATATTTGGACACTTATTTGACCGGCTTTACCCTTTCGTCCTTACTCGAAAGAAGCGGCGTATCCGATAGGGGCTTATTGGCTTCGGGCCGGAGTCTTCCGTCGCTGTCTAACAGGTCGCGCTTGGCCATTTCGCCCCTAATAAAAGCGCGGCTATCTTCTTCGAATCTCTTATCTCTTGATTTGGCTGCTTCTTCAGCCATCTTTTTCATTCCTTCGGCGTCTACGCGGTCGCCAACTCGCGTCTGTTTCTTTTCCTTCATGACTTTCCCTAGTTTAGATTCGGATGTGAAATATCCTTGATTGGGTATGACGTGGCCGGCCCAAAGAGAGTCCGGCCTCATCACGGTGAGAGGCCAGACAGACTCAGAGCGAGCCCCGCATTTAGGACATGCTCTCTTTCCCTTGGGCGCTTCTTTTAGCAAGAGCTCGAAGCGACCACATTTTGGACAGTCGAAATCAAAAAGCGGCATAGATTAAACAGATGGCGGCAATGGACCCGGATCAGGAGAATTCAGATACTCCTGAAGGCTTTTAACTGCCGCGTCGAGTTGGTTCGCGGCGATATCGTCCCATCCTGTCGAGTTGGCGTCTTTTTCTCTGAGCGCCTGAATGGCCGCAAGGGCGAGAGGGAATAGCATAGAAAGAATCAGCTTAAGTTTCATGGTTTTTTTTCTCCTTAGTTGTTAGCTAGGCCGGCCTATTGGCCGCGCCTAGTATTTGCTGAAGTAGATCTTGAACACTCCCGCCTTCGCCTGGAGTGGCGATACCTGGCTGTGGCGGGAGTTGACCCGGAGCGAGTTGGCCGGCCAGGGCCGGCGGGAGACCGGCTCCGGCTCCGGCCCCCTCAGGTATTTGTTTTAGCTCGGGATGAACGACTAGCGCGGGCTTGAAAAATCTTCCGGCGTCCTGGATATCCGGGAATGATTTTAGAAGCCACGCAAAAAGCTCTGTAAAATCAATAGCGTTCTGCGCGCCCTGCTGCGCCATCACTGGCGCGGCCTGGACCGCAAGCGAGAACACGTTCGATTTCTGTTGACGCTCAATGTCGGGATTGGTTTTTGGCGCCGCAAAATACTCAACGGTTACATCCGTTTCGGCCTGGATGTCCTCGTTGGAATACTGGCGCCATTGGGTCCCTAGCAGACCGACAACGGAAATTACGTCATCCTGGACCCTGTTAGCCTTTAGATGCTGGAGCATTTGGCGGGCGATTTCCGTAACGCCGTTTTCGACGTTCGAGACCTTGTCATCGGCTTTGAGTCGGACAATGTTTATCCGGGCCGAGACCTCTCCAGCCGTAGTGCGGTCGCCGAGCGGCTGACCTTGAAAGATCGCATCGGCGCCGGTGGTCCTTTGCGCGTCTTGCGCTATGGATTGCTCCAGGATTAATACGTCCCGATTGGATTGCGGGTTAGGTATTGGGAAGATTCCATCCGGCCCCTGCATGCCGATCACCGACCGCGTCGGAAGGTCCGCAAAATCCTCGATAGATTCCTTGTTTACCTTGTTTACGTCATAACCGTACATGTCCTTTTGCGAGCGCACGTTTTGGACTTGCTGCGTACGGATTCGGTTTGTCTGCAACTGCGCGTCCTTGAGCTGTCGCGCGATTCCAATTGGGTAAAGAAGCTTCTTCGCCCGAAGAAAAGGAATCATCACGAACGGAAATCCATCCAGGTATGGATAGCGCCACTCTTCGATATCCAGAGGATACGGAAGGCCTTCGGCCATTGTAATCACTTGCTGATACTTCCAATCCCATATTTCCCAAACCCCTATCAGCGATTCTTCCGGGACCCGTGGCCCCATTTCCCGGCCAAAGAAGCCGCCGACGCGGCTCTTCGCTTCATCCCGGAAGCCCGAGCGCATGGATAGATTATGGCTGGCCACGCCGGAGCGGATCATTTCCAGCGCCTTCTGGCTGTATCGCGTGTTTGCAATCAAGTCCCAAAATGGGACCCATGAGCGCTCGGCGGCCCAATGCGCCGTTCGGAGCGTGCCGTCTCTGCCTGTCAGGTCGTGGAGAAAATCAAATGGGCTTACCCATTCGACCGTGCAAGCGTCCTTTCGGACGTATTTCCGATACTCAATGCTGCCTTGATCCTTGCGTCTCGCCTTGTCTACTTCGACCACGTAGCCGGTCTTTGCAATTCCGTGACCGATTGTAACAACATCGTCAATCACGAGTTTGACCTGCTCAGTGGCGTTCCGTTCACCCCATTCGTAGTTAAGTAGCGACGTGTGTATCTCGGCGGCCACGGCGTCTCCGGGCCTGTTTGGCTTGGGTTTGGCCTTGAATTCTATTTCGCCGTTGAGAAGAAACGGCATGTACGCCGACGCGATAGACTGAACAAGGTTGTTCGTGTAGATGCTTGTGATCGTATCGCTGTACAGGTCCCAACCGTTTTTCCCGGTGTCTTCGTGTTGCCACTGGAGGCCGTTAAACCAATTGATGTAGGCGTCCCAATGCCTGTCTCCGTTGTCGCTTTCGATTCGAGTGTGAAGCGTCTTCAGGATGCGCGACATCCAGATATGCGCGTCTTTTTCGGCGTCTCCGGTCTCGATTGGCGCCGGCGACGTCTGGCGATTGACCGTGACGCTATTCGCATTTGAGCCTGTCGGCGGTCTGTATTTACGCGGCATAGTTTCCCCATTCTTTGTGTTTTAACCATAGATAGTCGCCAGGCCGAACAGACGGATTAGGTTTCCAGAAAATAGCGAATCCGGTCCAGCGCGGGCCGCCGATTCTAGAGAATATTTCCGGATGACAGCCCTTATAGAACATCAAGCAAAACCAGTAGAAGCCGAAGCCGACAAACCAGCTGTCGGGAAACAGCCCGAGCTTTGGTCCGATCATGTAAGGCAGTTTGCTTATTTTTTCTTCCATACTCCCTTTCGCTTCATGTCTC